ACCTGTAGTAGCAATGGTCACATAATCTATCCTAGAGGTAGAGTACTGGTCTATTCCACCCAACCAAACACCTCTAGTTGAATTGTTCCCCGCACCCACTGCGAATCGACCTGCTGTTAAATCGCCAAAATCACTGAAATTCCCTGCTGTAGCAAAAGTTCCGTAGTCAATCGTCGAAGAGTATGTTTGACCTGTCCTGTTACCTCCTCCACACAATGCTCGTGTAGTTGATCCACAACCTCCTGGGGCGTCTTGTGCGGCTATAGTAAGATCACCAAAATCAGTTGCGTTCCCAGTTGTGGTTATAGCTATTTTTGAAATAACCGCAGTTCTGTTGTTGCTATTGACGGGGTCCTCCCCGCCCATGAACAGCCCAATAGCAGGTGCAGTGGGGGTTACTGAGTTAGACGAACTACTATACGAACCGTATCCCGCGCTGTTTTGCGCCCGAACTTGGAAAGTGTAAGAAGTGCCGCCAGTCAGACCGGTTACAGTTATCGGAGTACCCGCACCGGTTGCCGTAATACTTCCCGGACTTGAAATAGCCTGATAGTTTATAATGGTTGCGCCGCCAGTCTGTGTTGGGAAAGACAGGTTTGTAAACGCAACAGTTGCTTGTTCCTCTCCGGCGGTCGCTGTACCTATAGTCGGGGCATTTGGGGCAATAGCAGCTACAGTGGAAGACGTATTGCTGTTAGCCGCCGTGCTACCAAAGGGATTAGTAGCGGTTACGACACAACGTACAGTAGCCCCAACGTCAGTAGAAGTGATGGTATAACTGCTGCTAGTTGCGCCGCCAATGTTGCCCCCGTTCCTTTGCCACTGATACGCATAAGTTGGCGTAGTAATGCTAGTCCACGTGCCAGTAGTGGTGCTAATAGTTTGGTTATAGACTGGGGTCGAGTCACTTAAAGCAGGGGCGACAGTATTTACGGGTGCTTCCCCGCCCTTACCGCCAACCAACATTAGCATTATGCCTGACATAATTTATTTCCTATTAGGATACTGATCCTGAAACAACACAAAGCGTACCGCTAATAAACAGTATAGTAGCAACACCTCTAGTTAACAGAGTCATAGAGGATTTATCAGTGTTAATCCCTGCTATATACGCGGTGGTAATAGAGCAAGTTATGGTTATGCTACCCGTAGTATTGTTAAAAATACTAACCGCGTCTCCTTCAGAAAAAGTTGCATCCGGTATAGTAATACTACCGCCAGCGCCTACCTGAACATATTTTCCAACATCCGCAGTTTGCAAAATATAAGAGCTAGTCTTGGTGCCAACCGCCGATACATTATTTGTACCGACATCATTGGTCCCGTCCGCCGTGCAGTTTGATAGGTTTCCACTCGCAGGTGTTCCTAACGCCGGAGTAACTAGGGTGGGGCTATTTGCGAAAACAAGTGCGCCGGAACCCGTCTCATCTGTAACTGCCGTAGCAAGATTGGCACTAGAAGGCGTGCCAAGGAAATCCGCTACACCCGAGCCTAACGAAGTAATCCCCGTACCGCCGTTTCCAACGGGGAGAGTCCCAGTTACTCCGGTAGTTAAAGGAAGTCCTGTTGTATTGGTCAGTACACCCGAAGCGGGTGTACCAAGAGCCGGGGTGACAAGTGTAGGGCTAGTACTTAAAACCGTGTTGCCTGTACCCGTAGAAGTTGTAACACCTGTACCGCCGTTAGCAACAGCAAGAGTACCCGCAAGAGTAATAGTTCCAGAGCTAGTAACCGGTCCGCCTGAAGTGGTAAGACCTGTAGTGCCGCCAGAGACATCAACACTTGTTACCGTACCACCAACTTCAGTAGGGTTAGCGTTAAGCACTGCTGCGCCTGCGCCTGCGCCGTCTGTGACGACCATGACTTTAGAGCCGTTGGCCACGTCTACCGTAGCGCCGGAACCCTGCTTGATCGTAATGGTCTGACTGCCGGAAGTGGCGTTTTCGATGATCCACGTCTTGGACACCGTGTTTGGACCAAGCGTAACTTCACGAGTAGCTGTCAGGTCCACCGCCGAAGTGAACTTAAGGTACAGCGAGCGCGTGGCATCTGCCGTAGCGTCCGGCATTGTGAAGGTTTCGTTAGCGTCAGCCGCCATTTCCTTCGTGCCGTAACTAAAACCGTCGGTAATTAGCTCAAGGTTAGTGTTGGTACTGGTGCCCCAAGTGCCACTTTCATCGCCGGTGGCGATTTCTTTGAGCCGTAAATTATTTATATAAGTAGCCATCTTGGCCTCCAGTTCTTAAACTAAGGTGCTGCCACCGGCAGCAGGGACGCTTGTCGCGTAAATCTTTGTATTTTGACGCAAATTTAGGGCTTCACCACAGTCTGCACAAGTATCTGCGGAAATCTCAGACGCATCAAGATCATATCCACAATTTGAACAAATTACTTCGACTTCATGCTTGGGATCGATTGCGTTTTCTAATTTTACCGCCTTATTTAGTGTTTTCATGCTGCTATCTTGCTCCAATTTGGTGTTTGATTCACGGGGACCTCTGTCCATCCGGTGCCGGGGTCTGGGACTATTCTACCCCAGACTATTACATTACCTACCTCGCCTATAGCCTGCACCCCAGTTAAATACACGTTTGCTGTACCGGTTTCTGTTGTTTCGCCTAGTGCTGTGGTGCCTTGAACGCCGGTGACATTTACGTCGGCATTTGCTTGCGCAGTAGCCGTTCCTAGTGCTGTAGTGCCCTGAACGCCCGTAACATTTATGACGTTGTTAGTTATTAAGGCTACCGTACCTACTTGTGCAGAGGCTTCTACACCCGTTGCGTTTACTATAGTAGCTGTATCAACGGTAACATTACCCGCTGTTTCGTTGATTATATCTGTAGAACCATTGGTGCCGTCAAAATGCAGTAGTGCTGTAGTGTCTCTGTCTACTTCGTACTCTGCAACCGGTTCTGTAAAGGATGTGCCTTCATAACGGGCTACAGATGAAAGTCGTACCTCATCAATATACCCATTAAAATCACCAAAGCCGTTCTTACCAACACTAAAGACGCCATTATCAGGTTTATTAGATGTAGTAAAAGTATCTTCTAAGGTTCCATTTTTATATATCCTATGAACATTTCCTTCTCTTTCATAAGATAACATTGTCCAAACACCGGCTGACACGGTGACTGAACTACTAATAATTGTTGATGGGTTTACAACCCAGTAAACTTGGTTACCTAATAAATATGACTGTTCTGTTGTGCTTGTACCAGTCTGCCAAATTCCTTTGTAGCCCGTAACATTTGTCGGACGAATCCACATATCTACTGTGAAATCACCGGAACTTAGGTCAATGTTTTCGTCAGACGCTACAAAGTCATCTGCGCCATCAAGCAGTAGTGAAGCTGAACCAAACTTAGCTTGGGCAGTTGAAAGCTGAGCATCACCATCTGCGGTAAATGGAGAACCGTTATTTAGTGTTGAAGCCTCTGCGGAAACCCCAGTCGGGAATACAGAAGCACCTAAACCAACATCAGGAGTGCCAACTGCCCCAGTTCCTTCAACTCCTGTAACGTTTACGACCCTACCAATACTGACTACTATAGAACCAAGTTCGCCTGTAGCTGCGTTGCCTAGAGCATTGACCGCACCGTCTGCGTTTACTACGGTGTTACCAAGAGCGGTTGTTCCTTGTGTGCCTGTGACGGTAACCTGAACACTTTCTTCTACGGTGACTGAACCTATTGCTCCCGTGGCTTCTACGCCTACCGCAGATATCACTACTCCAGTGGTAACCGCAACGTTACCGAGTTGGCCGGTTGCTTGGACACCTGTTACGCCAACATCGACGCCTATACTTACTGTTACGTTACCTACTTCTCCAACAGCTTGTACGCCTATGCTGCCTTCACCAAAGGCTAACTCTCCCCAACCGCCTCTGCCCCATCCATCAAACGTAACGACAGCATTGACTGGAACTGTAACTGTTGAGTTACCAAGCTGACCTGTCGCGCTAGTACCTGTAACATTAACGTTTAGCTGTAGGTTTACTGCAACGGTTCCCAAATTACCAGTAGCCGAAACCCCTGTTACATCAACAGATACGGATACCGACGAATCGCCGGTAGTGGCTAAAGGTGAAGACGCTAATGGGGAAAAACCTAACATTTAACCGCCTCTAAGAACCCAACTCAGGGTGTCTTCGTCCCAATCATAGGAGTTGCTGTCATTTGGATAGGCTACAGGAGCTTCCCAATTACACGTTTCTTCGTTCAACGTCCATGATGGGTACGTTTGTGGTGGTATAAAAGCATCTCTGGTAGAGTCGTAGGTATGTCCTTGCCCTGCAAAATTCTTGCGTACAGTCCGGTTGTAGCTTGTTTGCACCCAAGTTCCACCAAACAGGTTACGGCAAAATTCGGCTCCCAGAGATTCTTGCTCTACGCCATCTGAGTCTAGTAGTTCATTGTTGTTTACAACAACCACTCTCAAGACAATATTGTCTATACCAATTTCTGCAAAATGTGCCATTAGACTGTAAAACTCCCAGAACCAGTAAATTTATAGATATAGTCACCACCATCAGTGGTTACGGTGGGTGAACCTGTGGTAGAGCTAACCGCACCATCTACTCTAACAATGACCACGCCAGAGCCACCATCACCGCCACGTCTATCGCTGTAACGACCGCCGCCGCCACCGCCGCCGCCTGTATTGGCTTCACCGTTTCCGGCAGGAGGAGCAGTATTTTCAGTTCCGCCAGTTCCGCCACCACCTTGACCGCCCGGACACCCGCCGGATGGTGCGAATCCGTTGTTTTCTTCTCCGCCTCCGCCACCACCAGCGTAATAGACATTACTACCCGTTATATCGTTTTGAAGTCCATCACCACCGTATCCGGTGCCATCAGTTCCGCCAGCTTCTCCAGCACCGCCGCCGCCTCCAGAACCAGTGGATGTTCCAGAGTTTTCACCGTTATTACCTTGTCCTGACGTTCCTAAGCCGCCCGAATCACCGCGCCTTCCACCACCTCCAGAGCCACCGTTACCACCACTGCCGTAACCTCCGCGACCTCCACCGATTGCGGTTTGAGTAGTAAGTCCTGAGCCACTTAAAACACTATTGCTTCCTTGGTCTGCGGTCGTGTTAGTGCTTCCTGCGCCACCCGCCCCAACGGTAACAGTGTAAGTTTGACCAAGAGTAAAGGTTTGGCTTGTCCCAGCTAAGTAGCCTCCAGCGCCCCCGCCACCAGCAGCATCGTATGGTGCGCCACCGCCACCAGCAACAACCAAATACTCACCGACCAGATCACTAACAATTTCCGGCCAGTTGCCTCCGGCCTCTGCCTTAAACACTTGTTTCAACGTCCACTTTCCTGAAGCGCCCGCTGAGCTAGGAAAATCAGCCATTAGATTGTAATACTCCCCGAGCCACTAAATACATAAACAGTATCAGAGCCATCAGGTGAAATGGATGGGGACCCAGTAGTGCTAGTAGCTGACCCATTTTCAATACGAATAACGACTATTCCAGAGCCACCAGCTGAACCTGTAGAGCTAGAGCTTGATCCGCCAGCTCCGCCGCCTGTGTTGGCCTGTCCAGTTCCTCCTGTTGCCTGCCCTGTGCCACCACCTCCTGCTGGAGCAGGAGTAACACCACCACCGCTAGATGATCCGCTACCACCTGAAGCGCGAGTAACACTAGAACCTGTAATGCTAGAGCTTAAACCAACACCGCCTTGTCCAGCAGGATAGGTAGGCGAGCTAAGGTCTTGACCGTCACCACCAGCGCCACCACCGCCTGTTCCGGGATTACTTACATCGCCAGTTGCAGCATTACCACCATCGAAGCCTTGTCCTGCTGTGCCTGCTCCACCGAACGCTGCACCTGCCGAACCACCACCAGCTCCACCGCCGCAACCACCATCAACAGCGTCAGTGTCGTCATCAGAACCACCCCCACCTCCCAAAGAAGTGACGGTTGTTATGCCGGTTCCTGATATAGACGAATTACCTCCGTTTGAAGCAGCTGTTCCGGGACCAGTTGCTCCTGCACCGCCTCCTCCCACTGTAACGGTATAAGTTACCCCTCCTGACAGAGTTAAAGTTGATTCGGTGCTGGAGTTGCGCCCAGAGGTTTCAGTTGAATAAGAGTTGCGATAACCACCAGCACCGCCACCGCCGCCTCTATTTGCACCACCGCCACCGCCACCGCCGCCAATAACTAAGTAACTAGCTGTTACATCTGGCCCTGCTGTTGAAGGCCAGTTATCGCCCGCTTCAGCAATAAATTGGTCCGATAAAGACCAAACACCATACGCAGATGAACTTGATGGGAACTGCGCCATTAGCTAATCTCTTCGTAAGAACAAACGCCTTGGAGGTCTGAAGCGGCGTTAGCTGTCAGCCGGAGTGTGTCACCTTCTTCTAGGTAAACAGCCTTTGAAATCACGTCAAGTGTTGCGTCAGCAGGAACCACAATCGTTTTGGCAATGTGATAAGCGGTTGAGCTTCTAAAAATATCCACGTTCACTTCCGCGTTATCTGTGCCATCAACATTAGAGATATACAAAGCGTTTATCTTTAGTGCTTTTCCGCTAGACGAGGCGTTAGTAACAATAGCGGTAGCAGAAGTACCAATAGACTGTACTGCGGTTTTTCCCGTTATGGTCGTAGGGTTTAAAAGATTTGGTGCAGCCATTGTTTAATTCCCAAATAGAAGAGACATTGCAAAAGGACGGCCCGTAACATCAGCTTGGATCGCAGAAATAAAGACCACCGCTTCTCCTGATAAATTTATAGCCGCATCAGAATTACTGCTTTGAGACACTGTTCTGGTAAGAGTAGTCCCACTAGCCGTGTATGTTCCGGTACCTATTTCAAAACCGTCGTTAGCGTCCTCAATAACGTACTGAACGACATCTCCGTCTACGACACCGGCAGCAGCAAAACTAAAAAACCCCGCTTCCGCAGCGCCCAAAGTTATTGTGCCTGTGCCAGTAGTAGTCGTAGCTACTTTAGCCCTGTTGACCAGTTTAGCCATTTGAGCGCACCTTAAGCGATACGAATAATCGCGTTGCTCGCATCAGCCGCAGGGAACACAATAGTAAAGTCGCCCGCAGTAGAAGTTTTATCAGAGCCGAAATCCAAAACCGCAACAGCAGGGTTAGTGCCGCCGTCAGCTAAGTAAATCAAAGCGCCACGAGCAGTAATAGTTGCTGTAGACCACGTAGTATCCGCAAAGTCTAAGAACGCTGTAGTGCCACTTGAAGCAGGGTTCGCTGAGATAGTCAGCGTGTTTCCACCTGCACTATAGCCGGTGCCTGAGACTTCGTTAGTTGCGCTGTATGCCGTAGTAGTAGCATCCAGTGTAGCCGCTGAAGTGAACAGAGCGATCTTGAATGTCTGTGATGTGCCGCTGCTGAAGTCAAAAGTGCCATCAAGCACGCCGACTTTGAACGATGTAACCATAGCTTGTGTGATAGCCATTTTTCTTTCCTCTTAAAATATTACGGGCCGGGTGATTCCGATTTGATAGGCAACCTGATCATGCCATCTCTAAACTCGTCACGACGACGGCGACCTTGCTGCTCAATGCCGAGACCTTGTATGGCCTGCTTATAGCTGTTTTCAAAATACTGCAGCATTTCAAGCGGGCCCTTCGTGTAGCTATATGCCTGTATGAGGCACGCATATAAAAGCGCTTCTGGGGCGTCAGTGCTAACCCAAGTAGTTGGATTAGAGGAAGACAACTGTTGCGGCTTATATATGTATCCTAACTGAACTTCGTAGTTAGCGTCCGGTGTCGGCGCTATATAAAATGTATTCTGATTCCATACGGAGTAATACTTTGGAGTCCCTGTCACCGTAGAATCAGGCCAGTACTCTTTCATGAAAGAGGTGTCCCTGAACTCTAAAAAGGTCTGATCTCCGTTAAACGTCGCCATTATGTAGCGATGAGTGAGTATATCGCTAGGGGCTACTAAGAACCTATTGCCAGAAGTCATGTTGGCAGTGGCTTCAACCTTAAAAACATCCAGATCGATATCCCGCATGATGCGGTTTTCCGCCATCAAAATAAACGTGTCTATGACCGAGTTGGAAAAGACATTGCTGTCTACCTCGGTGTAGTTACGTATATTTGTTACTAACTCATCATAAGTCATGTAGTCACCACCGTAACCGTTCCCAGTGTACCTATGCCTTCAACTGCAATTGCAGGAGGAGCAGGCTGCATTGATCCCGGCACTGTCTCAAAGGGTGTATCTCCGCCAGTGTTATTAACATAAACATCTAGTGGTTCTGTTCTGTCAGGACGAGGGTCCTGTAGAGCTATCGCATCACCTCGGTACTTTAACGGGGTTAACTGTGGCTCTTTTGGCTCATAGTCCTCAGGGCAAACCATAAACCCTTTCCAGTTCTTTTTCAGAGACTGGTAAGGATAACGCTGCCCACAATAGTCACAAAGGGCGTAAGAATACTTACCCGTTGCATGAGCCATTTTAGTACCCTACGTCGGGAAGAAAGTACGTGCTTGCCGTATCTCTGTCTTCCTGCGCCGCTCGAGTAAAGTCCTGCTCGTACATCTGCTGCAGGGCGCCCGTGCGGTCTGGGGCATACTTTAAAGACAGCATATAGGCCAATCCCGATGCCAAGCAGGGCAGAAATCGGAAGTTAACATCCGTTGTGTTGGTGTAGTTTCCGGCGTCTTCCATGCGGCGTATACGGTAGTAAACCAACGTATACGCCTTGTCTGCTGCAGGATACAAATAAGCTTTGGGCGTATTTGTACGCTCAATGTATATCTGAGACGGTCTTGCCTGCGTAAGTTTGTCGGGGACGTTAAGATACTCCTCCCGTCCAATACGCTCGATGTTTATGTCCTGCTGCTGTCCATTAGTTGTTTGACGGATAACTGCAGTCAAAACATTTACCGTATCTGTTGGCAGGGATATCTCAGCGTCGCCTTGAACCAAAGCATAAGTAGCTTGCTCTATGGTCCAAAGGTTAAGGCCTCGGTTAGCCCAGTCCAAGAACAACAGGTTTAACGACCGACGAGCCGAGTTAAGCTGATAGCCTGCAGTCATCTGCATGCCACAACGCTCGAACGCCTCTTCTACGAGGTCGTCAATCGAAAGGTTAAAGTCTGTTGTTCCTGAGGTAGCCATTACTTACAGGC